CCAATACAGAATATGTAGTTGGAGGAGTATATTCATTATTGTCAGAAACACTGTAAAAATCACTTACATTTATTTTAGTTTGAGTTAAAGGGCAAGTTGCTAATTCCGGACCAGTTCCCATATCTTCATTCCACCAATTAACAGCAGATTGAATAACATAATTTTCTAATCCAGCTCCAGAGCTTGCTTCATCCGACTGTAAAACCATTCCAGTATCATTTAAAATCTCTGTAATCCAAGCAGTTGAAGATCCAATTATTCTTCTATAACCAGCATTTGCAAAAGTATCAGCTTTAACATAAGGAAAAGTTGGAACTGCAGCTGTTTCACTGTTTGTTTCTCTTAAAAAAGGAATCTCTTTTAAACTTGCAATCCCATCAACAAAAACTAAAGTTGAAACGTAAGGGTAAGAAACATCTTCTCTTGTATCTAAATTAGGTATTAAATAACCTGACCATAATAAAGATCCAGTTCCAGTTCCTCCAACGTTCAATGTTATCCAAATACTTCTTTCGGGCCTTTCTGCAAATCCGTTTATTTGAGTTTCTTGAGTTAAATCTTCAACCAAAACATCTAAAGTAAGTTTTGACGCTAATATTGGAGAATTTTTATCTTGTACATTAGCGGATTCCCAGTCTAATTTCAATCCACTTGGAGCTAACTTCCATTCTGAAGTTCCTGCAGCGTATGAAGTCCAAATTTTAGCTTGATATGATGAACCATTAGATGATTCTAATGATACTTTTCTAAATACTTGTAAATTATAAGCTGCTCTCGCCATATTATGTTGTTCTTAATCTATTTATTGATGTATTTCTATTTGACAAATATATATCATTTCCTTTTAATACACCCTCTACAACTATGTTTTGATTTCCTCCTCCCATCATTGATTTAAGTTTATCTAATGGAGCTATAACTTCTGGATTAGAAGATGCTCCTGGATATTCTCCCATTAAACCAACTGTTGGCCCTGAAATTATTCCTCCATCTGCAAATGAAGGAATTAATGAATTAAAAGCCGTTCTTGCAAGACCAGCAGCAAGACCAGCTACAACAGGAATTAAAAATGGATTTATTATTCCAGCACTAATTAAAGATTTACTTACTGCAGCAGCTACACCTTGAGAAATCAAAGCTCCTATTACGTCTTTAATCATCCCCTTGACATTATCAGCATATTCTTGGAATGTATCAGCACCCTGAGATAATTCATCTCCCATTCTTTCCATTATAGAAGCAAGCCCCTCTTCCATTGATTTTATATCTGTTCCAACAAAGGCAGCTATTTCCTCTCCTAACATACCTAAAGCACCTCTATATTTATCCATAGGATCTGTATTAAATAATCCTTCTGGCATTTCCAAACCCTCTAATCTATGTGAAAGTAAATGTATTTCTTCAAAAGCGTCATGAGTAGCTAATGAAAGAGCTTCCATTTGTTCAACTTTCTTTTCTGTTGATGATGTTGGAGTTGTTGTTGATGATGTTGTTGATGTTGGTGTTGGTAATGTAAATTTTTCTGTTAATTTTAACAAACTACCATAAAAACCTGACTTATTAACTTTATTTTGAGATTCCCCTAATTGTTCGTTTGCAACAACTAAGTTTGTAATTGCGTCAATTTCCTGCTTTACTGAAGCTATTCTTGAATCCATACTTTTTTCAGTTGCACGGTTCAAAATACCTAAGTTGTATTCTTCAGTACCAAGTTTTGATAATACTTCAGTAAATTTTTGAACTTCATTTTTTTGTTTTGACTGTAAATCAATGAGTTCTTTAGACAAATCCACTAATTTAGCTCGCCCCGCTTCTGCAAGAGCTTGTTTCTGTATAGATTCAGTGTAATTTTTAGTTGCAGTATCTAAAGCAATTACATCTAATTTTGCAGCGTTTAATTTACCATAGTATTCTGGAGCTATTTCTTTTAATTTATTTAGGGCTGTTTCTTTGGCCTCAAGAGTTGAGTTCTCATGTTTCAGAACTCCTGTTAATATTTTAACTTCCGTTTGTTGAGTTAAGATAGCTTTATTAGCTGCATCCATAACCTCATTAATTGACCTTTGAGCGTCTGAAACCCCCCAAGCCTTTTCAATCCAATTGCCTAAAGCAAATACAACACCTGTTATGGCTGCTGCTAAAACAATATAAGGATTAGCTACCAACCATGTTGCAAGACCTTTTAGCCCACCTATTAGAGCGCCAATTCCAATTGAAAGTTTTCCAATAATTATAAGAACTGGCCCTATTGCAGCTAATATTAATCCCCACTTAACAATATTGTCTTTGGTTGATTCTGAAAGTCCATCAAATTTTCCGATTAAACCAACCATAAAATCAATAAACTTTTTAACATAAGGCATTAATCTTTGTCCAAGTTCTTCCCCTAAATCTCCAAGTTGATTCTTCATCATAATTAAAGGCCCTGCTCCAACTTTAGCAGCCGCTTCAGCTTGTCCTTCAAATTTCTCGGTTAATGCAGTGGTTAAGACAATAGCTCTTTCTTGTTGTCCATTTACCCCTTTTAGTCCAGTATCAAAATATCTTGCTAATGCGTCTGTTGATGTTGAAACACTTTTTGAAACTAAGGATGTTGCAGCTGTTAAATCCATTCCAAGAGCGGTTGCCATATTTTGAATCTGAGGCATCAACATTACAATTTGCTCTTCTGTTAATCCTAAAGAAGCAAGCAATGCTTGAGATTCAATAGTTGCTTCATCTCCAAATAAAGTTGTTTTTTGAAGTTCTTTTGCTTGAGCAATTAATCTTTGCTGAACATCTTCCCTGCCTTTTAATGCAGTGAGTAATTTTGTTTCTGCCTTTGCTTGTTCATCAAAAGCTTTAATAGATGCAGCTCCTAAAGCTAAAATAGGAAGAGTTAAATTTCTTGATAAATTTTGACCAGCCTTAGTTACATTTTTTCCGAACTTCTTTAGTTTCTTTTGAGCTTTATTCATTGCTCTCTCAAAACCGCTTAAATCCGCTCCAAATTTGAAATTTAAAAATCCTATTGCTTTACTTGCTGCCATGTTCTTCTAATTTTTTAAAATACTCTGCTTTTCTTTTTAATTCTTCAAAATCTATTTTTAACGCTTCTTTTTCCCAATCAAACTGAATTAAATCAGTTGGTTTGATACTTTTATTTTTAGGAAGCTGTATGTTTAATAATAAACAGGTGCTCCATCTTGTACGCTCCCAACTGCCTCTTTGCCTCATATTTTCCAGTTCATAAAAACCATCAACTTTGTTCCAGAACTCTCTCGGCAACATATCATAAAAATCATCAACATTCATTCCCAACTGCCCGAATGCTATTTGTTCCATTTTTGGCCAAGTTAGCTCTTCTTCACTCTCTTGGCCTTTGGCTTTTTTTCGTTACCATCTCCCATTGCTCTTGCAAGTATCTCAAAAGCTTTTTCCATACAATCCATGTTTCCATCAAACATATCAGTTATATCATCTAATGAATAATTAAAAGGTTGTTTTGATGCTCTATAACCATCTTCTATTCCACAATAAATTAAACTGAACGCATCATTAAAAGTTAATTGTCCTGATGCTAATTTGTTTAAATCATTCATTGTTGCACCAGTCATTAAACTGTATTTTCTTAATGCGTTAAAACCAAATCTAACTGCCATTTTGTGTTCTCCAATTTCTAAAATTTCGTATTTCATTTTTCTAAGTTTTTTGTCTTTTCTGATATTAAAAGAAACCAACCCCCGCACTCAGAAAAGAAAACGCAAGGGCTGGCTCTAATTTATAAACTATTAAGAAGCAATAGTTTGTGCTAATGCTCCAGATCCTTGAAAAGAAACTGAAAAAGTTGCAGTATCTTCATTAGGTGCTGAAAGTGAAGCTGATGTTAACCATGCTGTTCCGGTATATTTAGTATCTCCTGTTGTAGTTGAAGTAACTCCAAAAGTTAAAGTAAAACTTGCTCTTGTGTGAATATATCCTGTAAATATTTCGCTTAGAGTTTCATTTGAAATTGCACTTCCTGCTGGATCTAACCATGCATACATTGCATCACATGAAACATCCCAGTTTCTGTAACCTTCCATTGAAGTTTCCCATCCGCCATCTTCTTTATTACTTGTAGAACGTGGGCTATGGTTTACATTTAGAGTAGCACTTGTTGAATATGCAACTAAAGTTCCTCCAATGTAAACTCCAAGATCAGTTCCGTTTAATTGTCCGTTTGCCATTTTTTTTATTTTATAATATTAATATTTATTTTATTTTTGCTCTTCTTGAGCTTTTTTTGTTTTCGTTTCTTTTTTTACTTTAATCTTTTCTGGCTCTCCATATCCGTTTTTTTCCAGCCATTCATATTTTTCTTGAGTTACATCAATAATTGCTCCAGCTTCTAAAGTTTTTATTGAGTTTACAACGTATCTTCTTTTTAATTCAAATTTCATTTCTTTATTCGTTTGTATCAATCCATCCATTATCTGGATTGTTGATGGTTTCTATTATTTCACTATGAGAATATATTTTATCCCCACTTAAAAAATCTGGTACTTCTCCAATAAATTTAATTATTGTTTTAGTTCCATCTAAATTATATCTTAATGTTGCCGCTGAAGTTTCAATTACCTTTTGAAAATCAACTGAATCAACATAACTTTTTTCTATTATAACATACTTTTTTTCCATATCTTTATTCTGGAACATCAGCTTTAAAATCTGTTGACGTCATGTTAGTCATTGTTCCATCATTATTTCCTGTTTCATCTGGTATTGTTGGATAAGTTGCAATTGGATTTCCAACTATTCCTCCATCTCCCATTTTCCAATAACCTTTTAAATTTGTTAAAGGAACAGGATTAAATGGCAATCCATCATTGTATAAAGAAGTTACTTCTGTTGAAGATAATTCTTTATTAAATAAAGTAACTTCATCAATATTTCCTAACCAATAATTTGCTCCATCTGCATTATTACCAATTGACGCTGTTGAAAAACTGCCAGTGAATGTTCCTGAAATTGCTGTTGTGTCTTTTAAACTACTATCTAAATATATTTTTGCGTTTCCGCTGGAATCCCATGTTCCAGAAACATGATGCCAATTTCCATCTCCTTCAATTGCATCTGTTAGAATTGCTAAAGTTGTTGTTCCTCCAGCTTTATATGCTAATCTTAATTCAGAACTTGGATTATGATAAAATATTCTAATATTATTATTTGCATCTTCATATAGCCTCATAATATCTCCACTAGCAGAAGTTGTTTCTAATTTAAACCAAGCAGAAATAGATCCTGTATTTTTTACTGAACTCATTCCAGAAACTCCTAAAGCAACATAATCATCAACTCCATCAAAATGAGTAGAATAAATATTATTGAAAGAATTTATTATTCTAATATTAAAGTTTAATGATTTTCTATAAATACCATCACTTCCTGACATATCATCAAATACATCATCATATCCATCAAAATCAATTGCTTGTATATTTACAGCGTTATAAACTCCATTAACTCTATCTAAAGCTGTTCTTATATAATTTGCAAGTTTTGAAGCTTCTGCATAAGTTTTACAATAAGCAGAAACCATTACGGTTGTTGTATCTAATAAAGCAACAGAATCCTTTTGTCCTTCTGGAGTATCAGTTGCAACATCATAAATAATAAAAGGAAATGGAGATGTTTGTTTCATTACATTTGGAGCAATTCTTGTTCCAACCATTGACTCAACTGCAATGTTATCATGTAAAATTTTATATATTGCTTTACCTATATCCATTTTAGTAAGCGGCTCTTCCCCATTTTTTCATTCTTCTTAAATCTGCTTGCACTGCTTTAATATATATTTTTTCAGCTTCTGAAAATCCATCTGCTAAAACTACTGCATGTTTTTGATTCCAAGCTCTTTGCATAAAATCGTTTGGAGTTGTCATTCCTCCTCCTCTTTTTCTGTGTCCATATTCAACCCACGCTCCATAGTAACCGCCCATATTTTTCTTAAATTTACCCTTAACTCTTGGTCCTATATATGCTCCATGAACTCCTTTTTGTTTTGAAGCTCTTGTTCTGTAAAATTGTAGAGATTTTTTTAATGTTCCTCTTGCAATTTTTAGTTTATTATCTGGAGGATATACAACATCTTTTTCTGCCACTGGAGCTTCTTGTATTGCAGCATCTAATAAAGGAACAGTAACTTTTTTCCAAAACCTTCCCCATATTAAATCTTTCTTAACTCTATTAGGAAGTTGATTGAACATTTGTCCAATCTCTTTTAATCCTTGAGCTTCAACAGTTACTCCCATTAGTTATTATCTTTTAATTTTGTTTCTATTTCTAAAAATTGTTCTCTTCCATCTATTTGTTTAATCCCATGTATTATGTAAGTTTTAGAATCATAAACTATTCTATAAGTTCCTAAAATTGTAACTCCTAAATTTCTTACATAAAAAACTAAATCAGTTCCTTGAACTTGTTCTTGAGATTCTTCTTTTCTTCTGCTTGATTTCCAATCTGCATGAGCCCATAAAGTATAAGCTGTTGCATAAACTTTTGTTTCTGCTCCATATCTATCAGTTGTATAAGTTGGAGATTGCACTACAATTCTTCTATCAAGTTGCCCTATGCTTAACATACCTGTATTTTATACTGATCTAATAAATATTGACTTGATAAAGGAAGTTCAGTTGCTGTTCTTCCTGTTATTACTGTTTGTCTGTTTTCATACCAATTCCCTAAAGTTAAAAGAACTGCTTGTTTAATTCCATCTGGAACATCTGTTGAAGCTGTTCCATAACCAACTGTATATCTAACATGAACAGCGTTTATTCTATCTGCTAAATCTGGTAAAGTAGCATCAACTGCTAAACCAATTCTTGCAGGTTTTGAAACATCATCTAAAATGTAATTAGAAGAAGCCCAAGTTTGTTCACTATCATTAGTATCATAGTATTTAATATGAGTAATTGATGAAACAGGACTTTTATAAAGTGTATAAACTTCACTCCATTTATCTGAATATTGTTCTACAATAGTATTTAAAAAATATTGATTAGTATAAATTTGACACGACTCCGTTGCAGCTTTAATTAAATTATCAATTAAAGTGTCATCAGCAGTAGTGTCAACTTTAAGAAAATCTTTTGCTTCAGCAGTTGTAAATAATGGAGTTTCTGATAAAGTAACCTCTTTTAGACTTCTATACATTTTAAATTAGTTTTAAAAAAAAGGACTGGCTTCAAAACCAGCCCCTTTTTTAATTATTTATAAATTACTATTAAAGAACTGTAGTGTATTTAACAAATGAAGCA